CGGAAGGTTGGCACACCAGCCGCCCCGTTTGGGGCCGCAAGGAAGTTGTTGGCCGTCTTGCTGGCGTAAGGGTTCAGCGTGTCGCCGTATGCCGTAGCAAGACCAATGGTCACCGCACCTGCGGTTGTTTCGGTGATGCTGACGCCCGTGCCGTCCGTGAGGGTGATGTTCTTCCAGTATCCGGCTGTCTGGTCATAGGCAAGCAACTGACCGCCTGTTGGGGATGTTGTGTTGACGTTGTGCAATTCGTCCAGTTCGTACCCGTTGTCCACCTTCAAGTAGATGGAACCAACGGTTGCGCTGACACGCTCAACAAAGCCCAAAATCACCAGATGGTTTGGTGCTGATGGCTTGGTGGTGGTGTACGCGCCAGCGGTCGTTGTAGACAAGTAAATGGCTTGACCCGCCGTCAGGGTGCTCGTGTCCAGTTTTAACAATGGACCAGTCGTTTGCACCCAACCCTCTGCGCCAGCGGCAATCGGCTCCGCCACCAATCCAATCGTGTTGGCTGATGTTGATTCGGCATTTGCTTGAGCAAGCCGCACGTCAATGCGGTTGCCTTGCGCTCCAACGATATACACCACCTGACCTTTTGTCATGGCAGAACCGGAACCGTTGTACACGCGGGCGAATTCTTGTTGCCCGTAGTAATAGGTGACAACGCCGCCCTTCAAGCCCACGATGGGTGCGCCCGCGCCGTCATCCCAAGCCTCACGCCCCACCGCGCTTGCGGGGGCTGCTGCCGCCGTGTCAAGGTCAAAGTAATCCGCCTTGGCACTGGTCACGTCCAAGTTGCCGCTGTCGTCAAGGATGCCAAGACTGTTCTGAATCAGCTTCCCGGTCGTGCTGTCAAACCGCACCAGCGCGTTGTCCGTAGCTGACGCAGGGCCAACAACATCACCCGCTCCCGCTGTGCTGTTTTCCCACTTGGTCGTGGTGCTGTTGTACTTGAGGGATTGCCCGTTGGTTGGGCTTGTGACGGTCACATCGCCAAGCCCGCTCAGATTTCCCGCGCCCACCTGAACAACAGCCGTGCCATTGTTGATGTAGACCTTGCGGTCAGCCATGTTGACGCCCAACTCACCACTGATGAGTTCCGTGGTGGTTGGGACTTTTGCGGCCGTGTTTGACCGCTTGGGCTTGATGATGTTCGCCATATGGCTCCCTTGTTGCGCCTATGTAGGCAGGGTTGATGAAAAATTAGAACGTGCCGCCGTCAATCGTGATGCCGTCAAAGGTGGTCAGGTTTGTGATGCTGCCACCAGTGATTGCCACGCTTGCCGCGCTTTGCGTTGACATTGTGCCCAAGCCGGTAATGTCGGTGTTGGGAATTGTTGACGATGCGGTCATGGCGGTTGTGCCAGTGCCTTTGACGTAACCCGTCAGGGTTGTTGCGCCCGTGCCGCCGTTGCCAACAGGCAAAGTGCCGGTGACGCCTGTGGTCAATGGCAAACCCGTGCAGCTTGTCAGTGTGCCGCTAGATGGAGTGCCAAGGGCTGGCGTGACCAAAGCAGGGCTGGTGGCAAACACCAATGCGCCACTGCCTGTTTCGCCGGTAACTGCCGCAGCCAAGTTTGCGCTGGAAGGTGTCGCAAGGAAGGTTGCAACGCCGGTTCCCAAGCCGCTGATGCCGGTCGCCACGGGCAAGCCGGTGCAGTTGGTCAAAGTGCCGGATGTTGGAGTGCCAAGCAAAGGCGTCACCAGCGTTGGGCTGGTTGACAACACAGCGGAACCGGAACCGGTGCTGGTTGTTACGCCTGTACCGCCGTTTGCCACAGCAACAGGGGTAGCAAGCGCAAAGGTCGTGCCGGTCAACGTCAGGCCTGTACCTGCGGAATAACTGCCCGCGCCGCTGAATTGCGCCCAAGTCACTGGGGTTGTGCCCAACGTGCCGCCTTGGTTGACGGTACAGACCCAACCGGTGTCAGCTTGCGTTGTGCCTTGCTCAATGAAGGTGTACGCGGCAGGGAACTCTGTCCACAAGTTCATGTCGGACGAACGCGCCCAAGCAGACGCGCTGGCAACATAAATGCCGTTGTCCGCTTGTGCGGTTTGATTCTTCACCAGCACACGGTCGCCAGCGGCAACGGTGATGCCGTCAACCGTCAGCAAGCCGCTCAGGGTTGCGATGTTGACCGTTGACGCCACAACGCAAGACGCCTTTGTGTCCAGACCCTGCGCTGTGCTGTCCACGTATGACTTGGTTGCCGCGTCCTGCGCATTCACCGGGTCAGCAAGGTTGGTCAGGTTTTGGCTGTTGAAGCTGAACGCACCCGTGGGCACAGCCAAATCACTCAGGCTTGCCTGTGAACCAGCGGTTGCCAAACCTTTGGCGTTGATGGTCACCTTTGTGTAGGTTCCCACGTTGCTGTTGACGGTTGCCAAAGTACCCGTGCCGGTGACGTTGGCACTGCCGTCAAATGAGCCGCTGGTGTACGCCAAGTCACCCGTGATGGCAATGGTGCGCCCGGTCGCAAGTTGTGTTGCGGTGGCCGCGTTGCCCGTGACGGAACCGGCAATGGGGCTGCTGAATGTCTTTGTGCCCGCAACCGTTTGGTTGGTGGACGTGTCAACAAACGCACCGTTGCCAGCAATCGGGATGACGCTGGTTGCGCTCCCGCCCGCGCCGCCCGTGCCTGTGCCGTAGTACAGGACGTTGGTTTGTTCGTTGAATGCCAGTTCTGCGTTTTGCAGGGTTGCCGGTGCGCCAGCACCACCGCCGTTTGCTCTGCGCTTAATGCGAATCGTGTTTGCCATGATGCTGTTCCTCAGTAATTTCCGCCGTCAGTGATTTCCACCTGTGGCACGTTTGTCCATTCATTGTCCAAAAACATCAGCGCGTCATAGTTGGACGGGGATGAAACGCTGATGGGGTAGCCGCCAATGGCGTTTGGCCCCGGGGGGCCAGCAACACCTTTGTTGATGTTGATGACTTGCCTCGCTTGAGGTGTGACCTGAATATTGACCGCCGCACCAGACTGGATGTTGGCGGTGATGTTGTTCCCGTCTTGGACGTTGACCGTTGTGCTGTTCGGGATGGCTTCAACCGTAATTCGTGCCATGTGGTTTCCCCTTACACCATCACGATTGCATCAGACCTGACGATGAAGAACAGGAAAATGATGTTGTCTTCCGCAGGAACCGTGATGCCAATAGCCGGGAAGCTGATTTTGATGCGGCCGGAAAAGCCCGCGCCGTTCACGCTGTCAATGCTCATTTCCGGGTCGGTTGAAATCAAACCCCAAGACGTATCGTCAATGACCAGCGTAAACGTGCCGGATGCGTCCACCCTGTTCGCAATTGTCAGTGGGACAGGGGTAGGTGCAGGGTTGTAGTCGGCAATGTCAAAGGACAGGCCATAACGCGTGTCTTTGACGTTGGACAGGGTTCTGCGGACGATTTGGGCGTCAATGGTTGCGCCTGTAAGGTTGACCGGGGTGACGTTGTCATCAGCGGTCAGCGCAAGGTTCCAAAACGTCTTTTGCTGCCAGACAAGTTCCCCGGCAATGATGGGGTTATCAAAGCCCGAAACCTGCGTGAGCGAATTTTTATTGAAGACTGCCATGACTTTCCCTGTTCTCAGGTTGTAACGCGCCCCATGAACTTACAGGGCACGGCATTGTCTTGTCTTGTTTATGGCGTTTGCGGCCAGACAACGGTTTGTGGGAACCCGCTTTGACCGGTCAGGTCACGCAGTGCTTTGCGATAAGTCGCCCATTCAGCCCGTTTGCTTGCAAGTATAGGCGTGTCAGGAATTTGCGTCCAGTCAGATTCAGCCAAAAGCCGGTTCCGCTCAACCCTTGCAACAGCGGCCAATGCCGCAACAGGCATTGCGCTTGGGGGGGCCATTTCCTGAACCGAAATCACCCCGTCAGCAATATCCGCCATCAAGGCTTCCCAATGCTCTGGAGTGCCCGTCAGGTCAATTCCAAAAGGGTGAATGCCGTGCGTGGCTTGCGCCGATGTTCTTTGAGCATTGAGCCACGTAATTGGTGCCTCAATGTCAATTCCAAGTTCTTTCAATTTGCTCATTACATAAATCTCCATGCAAAGCCCCATCCGTTGTTGTATGACCCAATGTCAGGCAATGTAGTGCCTCCAGCATTAATCCCTGTACTAACTCCTGTTCCGCTGCCCCAAAACCAAGCCCAAGTTCCGCCACCCGGCAAGGTGTTGTTGTAAATCAAACCGGCCAGCGTCACCCAACCCAAATACGGTCTTGCGGCAGCATATTCGTTGGAACTTTGCAAAAACACGTCCTGAGCCGTCATTCCTAAAAATCCTGAATCATTCAGGTTTCTAAATTCAAACCGCTGACTTGGCCCATAGTATTTGAAGATGCCCGCAGTACCAACACCCGGCGCATTGAAGCCAATAGCAGGGGCATTGTCTCCAGAAACAAGAATTTGCCGCCCACCCCAGTTGTTGTTGTCGCGCCCGTTTGAAACAAATGCGCCTTGAGCGTTTGCGATGATGTTCCCGTTGAACGTCTGCGCTGTCGAAAACGTCTTGCCGCCACTGATGGTTTGTGCTGTGTCCAAAGTCACGCCATTTGTGACGGTGGCCGCGTTGCCAGTAATGCTGATGGGCCATGTTCCAGTTGCGCTTTCGCCATCCCTGCCGGGCACGTTCAGGTTTGTTCTGGCCGCCGCCGCTGAGGACGCCCCTGTGCCGCCGTTCAAAACAGGAACTGCGTTGACCAAACCGTCAGTGGCGTCCAGCCGCCCCGTGGAATCAAGGTTGTTTGCCAGTTGTGAAAGGTTGAATGCCTGTGTCATGTTTTTCCTTTATGCCGCGCCAATTCTGGCGAATGTTTGCTGGTTAAGCAAGGTGAAGTTGTTGTTGAAAGCCGTGACCAAGTTGTA